AAGTAGTGCTTGCATGAAGAATATTACTATTAAAGAATAACGCCCTATTTTCTACAGAATTTATCCTGTCTCCGTTTTCTAAAAGAGTATAACCATCATTAGTATTAATACTCCACAAACAAACTTTGTGTTCAAGAGGATGGTCTATATGTAATTTGTGTTCCACTATAGAATCTGTCCTAGTATAATTATTTAACTTCAATCTCATTAGAACAGTAACCCCAACCTTTTCAAGAAATGGCACAAACATCTTGTACATATTACTTAGGATACCTCTATCTTCACCAATTATACCATTGTTATTCTCAAAAAGAGTATGCAAAAAATATGTATCTAATCGATAAACATCGTCATCATAAACAACTCTTTCCTGATGATACCAAGGAATACTTATACCTGTAACTGTAGTTTGAATTTCCTTAAATACATCCTCTGGCATAAAGTTATCAACAACTTTATAATCTATCTGTGTTGTCATTCACGCTGCGCTAACTTGAGCAAGCTGATGCCCTCCAGTCCCACCAGAAGAACCTGAACCACCAGTAAAAGTAAATGTTCCAGAGTTTGATAGAGTTCCTGCATATAAAATCATAGCTGCTCCTCCCCCTGCGCCTCCACCAGAGCCACTAGGCGATCCAGCACCACCCGAAGCCGTAGAATCGCATCTTACTGTCCCGGTAATTGTAAGATCACCACCAACAACCAGCCATATTAAACCACCTATACCAGTAGTGCCATTTCCGCCATCACCGCAGCCACTACCCGCACCTTGACCACCACCGCCACCAGCTTGATATTGGTTACTATTTCCGCAACAAGTTGCATTTTGACCGCCACCACCATAACTGCCAGTTGCTGTTGATTCAACACTACTGTCAAGACAGGACGGCCTATTAGGAGTAGCGCCATGATGCCCAGTCATGCCAGAACCCCCTCCTCCAGAAAACGCTCCTCCGGTTCCACCTTGATAAGTATAGGAAATAGCATATCGACCACACGCGCCACCACTTCCACCACCGCCAGTTGAAATGGTATTGCCACCAGTTGTTCCAGCATTACCAGCATTACCATTAGAGCAGGTAGGAGAAGGAGCATTATTGCCTCCACCACTAATACCCGTACCGCCCGTCGCGCCTTCTTGGGATACAGTGAAAATAGAACCATCACCCGCAGCACCTACTTGATTTTCAACAGCAGCAACTACCGCATCTCCACATCCAGCGAAGTCAGCAGCTTCTAGTGTTTCAGAGCCACTTGCAGTCAGCATAGGCAATCTTAGACCAGTAGCACTTACAGCCGAACTGTCACTACCACCCGAGACTGTTGGATCACAGCTACAGCCTTTATCTTTCATTGATAAAGTGCCAGCAATAGTACAATTACCTACTACATATATAAACAGACCTCTGCATTGATCGTCTACAGTTAATGTATCACCGCTATTTATATCAAGGGTTGTATACTGCGCTAACACCATATCACCATCATTACCATCTGGATTTAACACAGTAAGAGTAACATCGCCAGAAGTATCTAACGCACCACTCGACCCATCTCCAAAATACTGAGACACACCCCCAGAACCAGCTGCTCCCATTAATCCTACTTTTTGAGCTCCTATAGGCATAATATTCTCCTTAACTCATCGTCAGCCCAGCCGCAAAGCCGTACCATATAGTCCCTGCATCTATAGTAGTAAAACAGATTACATCTATTCCAGAAGACGTTAGTGTAGGAGCGGTCGCCCCTGCCCAATCTACTGATGCGGGCCAGTTCACAGTTTGTGATCCACCATTAGTTAAAATAAGAAGAAAAGAACAACTTCTACCAGTAGCGGAAGGATTGCTAAAGGTAAAAGTATTTGCGTTAGTGTCTACAGTAGCAGTTACAACATTACCTGCCGTAAGGTCAATATCCTGCGTACCACCACCTGTGCCTCCAATAGCATTTACTGTTTCAGCAATATCTAAAAAGTATGGTCTTTGTACTTGGAAATCAGCATGATTAACAAGACCAGCCGCACTAGCCGTAACCGTTTTAGATGCCTCAACAGTACCAAGAGTAGTTACATCGTTATAATTCAATTCGGTAGTCGTACCAGTATACCCATCAATTAAATTTAACTCAGTCGCAGTTGCTGTAACTAATGTACCGCCAAGCAATAACCCATTTGTTCCGTCATGTGAAGCAACGTCAAAATCATATGCTCCATCAGCAATAGTAACATCACCATTTGCATCTGCAGTTACAACTTTTGACGCTTCTGAAGTTCCTAGAGTTGTAATGTCTAGATAATTCAACTCTGTTGCAGTCGCTGTAACAGTATCAAGAATATTTAATTCTGCAGCAGTCGTTGTAACAGCAGCAGCACCAAGCGTAGTAAATTGAGCCTGAAGAACTTCCTTGACAAGACGGATTTGGTCGTCGCCTTCTGAGATTGGGTCTGTCGCAAGGGGATTTGTAGCCGAAAGTTGGCTAATAAATGTAGCAGTTTCTACTCCCATGATGCACCCCCTATGCTAATTCAAATATGCCACTGGCACTTGGTGTGACAGTGAGTGTGTTATCTTCCGCTAAAGTAAACTGAGAAGTTGTCAACTTAGAAAAGCACACCAATTTACCACCAGCCTGATAGATCACCGCATATTTAATATTTGCAATTGTTCCACCAGTCGCGGTCCATACAACAGCGGTTGAGTCAAAACGATACTTATCCGTTGCAACAGAGGCCCAAGTTCTAGCGGTAACAGACGCACCACCAGTCGTATAACCATTACCACTTCCCACCTCATTGGCAAGAGATGCTTGTGTTGATAACGTCTTTGTATTTACATTAGCGCTTGCAGCACTCGTATGCAACGCCATATAAAACCCTGTACCTGTACCGTCTAAATCAAACTGACCATTGCCTATATATTCTCTAAAGGAATTATAAAAACTCCAAGCTGTAGCAGCCATTATTCTACCTCCTCTTTTTTCTTCAACGAATGGGGATTCTTAATTATATGTGAAATTAGGCCATCCCCATGTACAGCCAGATCATAATGTTCGCCGGTTTTAGAGATCATATCAACGAACTCTTTTGCTTGATGATAATGGGCTGCAGTACATTTAAACTCTTTCCCAGACACCGTAATATTTAAAACTCCTTCATCATCATTTTCAGATTGTTCATACGCATGATGATGCTCCATAATACAACTGTCAAATCCATAAATCTCTAACTTAGGAAACCCTAACATTCTCAACAAATGAATGGCCCTAGAAGTAACAGTAGAGCCTCCCATTACTGGAAAATAATCATCCCCATAAACTTCTTTTAAAAGATCAAAATTATCATCGCCAGCGCAATGCCATATATGAACTTCTTTTTCTTTAAGCTTTTCAAACATAGAGGGGTGGCATTGAGAACTAATAAGATACTTACACTTATCAATAATGGGATCAACAAATCTATTATTGAACTCTCTGCTATCTAATACAATCTGAGCAGCCGGTTTAATATCTCTATCTAAGCACCATTTATAAGCGCCATTAACAGTTATAACTTTTACACCCCGGAGATAAGTATCTAAAAGATGCTGGTAAACCTTATCATCATTTAAAGAAGCGCCACCACAAACTAAACTTATAGTTTTTTCAAGCTGGGTTTCATACGGCCTAACTTGCACTAATCCTAACTTCACATTAGCTTTTATATTTTCGCGTATCTTATCCTTATCTTCATTTACTTCACAAATGATTTCTGGTATTGGATGTAATTTTTTAACACCAACCAAAGGTGGTTCTGAATTAACGCCTATCTGTAAAGTCATGTATTGAATATCATCCTTACTTCTAAACCCAATGTATTAGTAGCTACAATATCCACATCTATTCTAATAACGTCAGCCGTAGAAACTCCTGTATAAGATCCGGTAACAGAAGGAGTTGCCGCTGTTGAGGAGTCTTTCTCGCCAGAATCAATTGTTATAGGAGTAGAAAGCATATCCTGACCGTCAGTTAAATTATGTAATTGAACCGTAGTCGTACTTCCTGTTCCAGCAGTGTACACATGGGCCTGAGCAGAAGATAAATTTTTCCCATCAAGAGTAGATGGAATAGTAACATGAGTTATTCCATTTCCTACAGACGGTCCAATAGTATCCGCCACACATTTTACAATAAGAGTTCTTTCTGTAAACGATGTTACATTTTTAGGTAAAATAGATCGTGTAGACCCAGAAGAATAATCATAAAAAGAAAACTTATCGTTATCTACATCAATTGAAGTATCAACACTTAAGTTAGGAATTATTTCCTGTTTATCGTCATTCAAATTGGTAAAATTGCCATCCGCCTCACCAAATGTCAAAGGCGATCCTTTTGTTTCTCTTAAAGTAATTTCTGCCATTATGCGTCACTCACATATCCTGTAGTTACATAGTAATCCTGAAAATAAGGCATGTTCCCATAAGGGAATGTTCTAGGAGACTTCTCATAGAACTTCCTTCCGTTGGTCATTCGATAGGCTACCCTAC